ATGACTTTGGCACTAATAAAAAAAGCACGTGAAGGAGATGTTGCAGCTTACAAAGCATTAATGGATAGCGGTTACGGTGCGCCTTTACAACAAGTAGAACAAACGATAATAGAACAACCATTATTTCCTGATGTTCAAGAGGACGACAGCAACGAATAAGGTTCTTGCTTTAAAAAGACGAACTAAAATAATACAAGGAGGCACGGCAGCTTCAAAAACGTATTCTATTTTAGCGGTCTTAATAAACAAAGCAATACAACAACCTAACTTAGAAATAAGCGTAGTAGCTGAATCAATACCTCATCTTCGTAGGGGTGCATTAAAAGACTTTCTTAAAATACTTAAATGGACTAATCGCTTTAACGATGACCAGTTTAATAAATCTTTATTAACCTATAACTTTAAAAATGGAAGTGTTTTTGAATTTTTTAGTGCGGATGATAGTAGTAAGTTACGTGGTGCTCGCCGTGATATTCTATATATTAACGAGTGTAATAATGTTACCTTTGAATCTTATAATGAACTTTCTATACGGACTAAAAAAGAAGTATTTTTAGACTTCAATCCTGCTAATGAATTTTGGGTACATACCGAACTAAAAGACGAACCCGACGCAGACTTTATAATCTTAACCTACAAGGATAATGAAGCCTTAGATAACTCAATAGTTGAACAAATAGAAAAGAATCGCTTAAAAGCAGAAACAAGCGCATATTGGGGTAACTGGTGGCGAGTTTATGGGTTAGGCGAAATAGGAATGTTAGAAGGCGTAATATTTAGTAACTGGAAACAAATTGACACAATACCAAAAGAAGCAAAGTTAATCGGGATAGGTTTAGACTTTGGATATACAAACGACCCGACAGCAGCGGTTGAAATATACAATTATAACGGAACACGAATCTTAAACGAATTAGTTTACCGAACAGGAATGTTAAACTCAGACATAGCTAAAACACTTCCTAATAGTTGCCCGATATATGCCGATAGTTCCGAACCTAAATCAATAGACGAAATAAGACGCTACGGAAAGACGATTAAAGGGGTTACAAAGGGCAAGGACTCAATTAACTACGGAATTGATGTTATGCAAAGCCAAGAATATTTAGTTACCTCAAACAGCGTTAATTTAATTAAAGAACTTCGGGCTTATTGTTGGGACGTAGATAAACAAGGCACACGATTAAACAAACCAATAGACACAAATAACCACGCTATTGATGCGCTACGTTATCACGAAATGGAAACTTTAGGGTTAAAGCGCAATTACGGCACATATAATATACGTTAATGACAGACAACACGGCGGTGATGACCCAAGAAGTTGAGAACTATGTGTATATTAGAACGGGTAAACGTGTAAAGATAGTTTTTAACGACTCAATGAATTTAAGAAAGCATTTAATGTTACTTGGCGAAGCGTATGCAGTTGCCGTGTACTACAATAAACAAAATAAAACGTTTAAATAATATGAAGTTAGAATTAATCGTACCAACTAAGTTAAGTGAGATTCCTTTAAAGCATTACCAAAAGTTTTTAGGTATTGCCAAAAACACGAACGACGAAGTTTTTTTAGCTGAGAAAATGATACAATGTTTCTGCGGTATCGAACTAAAAGAAGTAGTTAAAATTCAGTTTAAAGAAATAGAAGCATTAAGTCATCATTTTGCTGCGATGTTTAAGCAAAAGCCTGAATTTAAAAACCGATTTAAGATTGCAGGAGTTGAATTTGGTTTTATTCCTAACTTAGAAAATATGAGCTGGGGAGAATATATAGACTTAGAAGCGAATATAAGCGATATAAACACGTTTCATAAAGCAATGGCTGTTATGTATAGGCCTATCGGAGAAAAACACGGAGACAAGTATAAAATTGAACCTTACGAAAGTTCTGCTAACTATTCCGAAATAATGGAAAACGTTAGTTTAGATATAGCATTAGCAGCAAAGGTTTTTTTTTACAATTTAGAGAACGAGTTATTAGGGGCTACCCTGTCTTATTTGGAGACGGAGATAATGAAGGAGAAGGAGATAGCAATGACTTTAGCGAAAGAACTCAATTTAGCAAACAATGGGGCTGGTATCAAAGCATATATGCAGCAGCTAAAGGAGACGTCACAAAGTTTGAAGAAGTTACCCGACTTCGACTTACAACAGCACTTACCTTCCTTACTTTCGAAAAGCAGAAAATCGAAATTGAGCAACGTGAATTAAACAGACAATTTAAAAAAGGACTATGAGTTATTACGGAATATTAAACATAATTAAATCTGAATTAGAAGATACGGAGTTAGTGAACACGGTAACGCAAGGCGATATATTTAGAATCGACTTAGCTAAACAAACTATATTTCCTTTGGCTCATATCATTGTAAATAATGCAACGTTTGAAAGTAATGTTATTCGTTATAACATATCGATTATTGCTATGGACGTAGTGGATATATCAAAAGACGAAACAACGGACATTTTTGTAGGAAACGACAACGAGCAGGATGTATTGAATACTCAGATAACAATGTTAAATCGTGTTTATGATAGATTAACCCGTGGCGATTACTTTTTGAATTTAGGAATCATTGACGGCAACCCAACTTGCGAGCCATTTATAGAAAGGTTCGAAAATAACTTAGCAGGTTGGACGATGACATTTGATTATTTGATAGGCAACGAAATGACTGTTTGTGATGGATAGGCAACAAGTTTTAGATAGGTTTGTAAAGCACGTAGTTAGTCAAGCAAAAAAGAATTTAACGACTACTGGTAAAAACGCATCCAAGAAACTATACAACTCAATTAAGGGAGAAGCAAAAGCCTTTCCGAACTCAATAGGTATTTATTTTGATATGGAAGAATACGGGTTCTTTCAAGATAAAGGGGTTTCAGGAGTTAAGAAAAAATACGATACGCCGTTTAGTTATAAATCTAAAATGCCACCGCCAAAAGCATTCGATAAATGGACTATAAGACGAGGGATTGCACCGAGGGGAGCAGGTGGTAAATTCCAAAGCCGTAAAGGTTTAAACTTTGCTATTGCTCGTTCAATATTTGAGAAAGGAATTAAACCAAGTTTATTTTTTACAAAACCATTTGAAGCAGCTTTTAAGAACCTACCTGATGACTTAATAGAAAGTTACGGGTTTGAGGTTGAAGATTTATTTAATGACATAATGAACCAAACATTTAGAAAATGATATTTGCACGAAGCCCATATATTGTAACGATAGACGAACTTGCTCAAGAAAGCACACGGTTAGAATTGTTTTTATGGAACGGAACGGGGGCAGCACCTGCAGCACCTACTTATTCACTTAGTAAAAAAATTCCAAGTTCAAATCAAACAGAAACTTTTTATAACATTGCTCCTTTTATTCGTGAGTTTTTCGACTTTTCGCAGTCTAACCCCGTTGTTACAGGTAGTGATGATTTAACAAATGATTACGCTTATTGTAATGTAGAATGGAAAACATATTACACTTTGGGAGGTGTTGAAAGTTTAATAGACACTTTTACTGATAAAGGGTTTGACGGTTTTGGATATTATGAAGACGGATATAATTTTACAGGGCAACAAATTTTATTAACTGATTTAAGTAATTACGGTGGGGCAAATGTTTATTACTATCCTTGTGATATTGACCCTGAAGGTTTTACAATAGTAACAGGTGCAGCAGGAACAAATAATTATTGGCAGGTAGTTTATACAAATTTAGAAACTGGAAGCACGCAAAGTTTTAATATTGGAGTAGATGTAGTAGTTAATGTAATTAAAGTTTGGGCAAGCTGGATAAGTCAAGGTAATAAAGTAGAGATATTAGACTCAGACGAAGCTATAGTAGGAACTTATTATTTTGTTCCTCAATGCGAATGTAAATACGATGTAGTTACTATTGATTTTATAAACCGTTGGGGTGGTTGGCAACGTGAGTTCTTTTTTAAGGCTTCGACTGAGAACGTTGAAATGGAAAACAATAAGTACAAATTAAATCCTTTAAGTTTCCCAGCATATGCACTTAATGAAGGTCAATATAAAAACTTTAATACGAACGGAAAAAGAATTATAAAAGCTAACACGGGGTGGGTTAATGAAAACTATAAACAAGTAATTGAAGAACTTTTATTAAGTGAAACAATTAGAGTTAACTATTTAGGTGGGCGAGCTGATTATCCCGCAATTTTAAGAACTAAATCTATTGAGAAGTTTAAAAACATAAACACGAAAACAATTAACTATCAAATGGAATTTGAGTTAGCTTACGATGTTATTAATTCAATTAGTTAATGAGAACGGTACAAATATACATAGGCAGACAAGTAACCGATATTGATTGCATTCGTGTAACTTTTACAGTTGACGGGCAGTCGCAAACTGTTGATGTGCCAAGAATTGATTTTTTAAACGATAGACCCGAGTATTCATTTAACACGGGTTTTACAGAAGGAGATTATATTGTAACGGAAGACGGAGACTACATAACAACGGAAGACGGAGATTATTTAATAACTGAAAGTTCGGTATTTACCCCGTCAATATATATTTACTGGGATGGCACTCAATGGATAATAGAAATAACAATAGGCGGAGTTACTTATACTTATTTTTCTTCATCTGATGTTTACTACCCATATTTACAAGATTGGGAAGTTTTCGGGGAAAGCGCAGAACTTGAATATTTAATTACGGGGCCGTGTACGGATTTACAATACGAGCGACTTGAATTATTTGACGATGAAAAAATAAACATAACGTTAAACGTTCAAACGCTCAGCGACCTTGCTTCTATAAGAACTGATTTTAGCCAAAGTTTCACCGTGCCGGGAAGCATAGTTAATAACAAAATATTTGAACATTTTTACCAAAACGATGTTGACGGAACAATAGATTATAATTTAAAAAGACCTGCGTATATTGAAATAGATTTTATTCCGTTTAGAACTGGGGTAATTACACTTGAGAAGGCAAACACGAAGAACGGCTTAATAGATAATTATTCAATTACGTTTTACGGGCAGCTTACGAACCTAAAAGATATATTCGGAGAAACAAAGATTAACCAATTAAATTTAAGTTCATTAGCGTTTACTTATAACGGCACAAACGTATTAAACAGAATAACGGACACGGCAACCGATTACGATGTTAGATTTCCTTTAATTGCAAATAATAGACTTTGGACGTATGCGGACGGAACAGCTAACGATATTACTACTATTATAGGTGGTTTAAATTACGGGGAGTTATTTCCAGCGGTTAAAGTTGCTCGTTTGTTTGATGCAATTCAAAACGACTTTGATGTTAATTTTGTAGGTGACTTTTTTACTGATGAACGTTTTACTAAATTATTTTTAGAAGCAAAGAATGCTAATTTAATGAGTTTTGTTACTCAAATTTCTGACGTAACATTTGACACGGTTTCAACAACAACGGTTCCTGAAAATAATTACAATCCGCAAAATTACGTTGACATTCCAAATAGCACTTTAACAATAGATTCAAACGCAGCATTTAATGCATTGATTTTTCAAATTAATATAAATTTAGTAGTCAACACTAAATCAAGTGCTGAAACAGCTTATTTAGATATATTTAAAAACGGAAGTTACTTTTCAACTATTAATATTACAACGGTTGGAACTTACTCAATATTAGTTTATGGTGGGTTAGGTGCAAACTCAATTCCTATTCCGAGTAACAATGAAATATTCAATTTTCAGTTAAAAGCAAATGTTGCAATGAATATTGATATGGACTTTAGTTATGAGTCTTATTTTTTTAACTCAGCAGACCCTTTTGGAAGTTATGGTAATATATCAACCATAAACACGAATTTAAACGTTTTAACGGCAGATTTAGACATAAGGAATTATTTACCTGATATGAAGATAACAGACTTCTTTACAGGTATTATGCGGCAGTTTAATATGACTTGCGTTGGTTTAGCAGAACGACAATTTCAAGTGTTACCATTAGAAAATTGGTACAATAACGGAGCAACTATTGACGTAACAAAATACACGGATGCAGAAACGGCAGACATAAGCCGAGTTCCTTTATTTAGAAACATTAATTTTAGGTATCAAAAAAGCGAATCATTCGCAAATAGAAATTATTTTGCTATTTCTAACTCAGAGTATGGAGATACGGATAACGTTTATAGTTACGATGGCGGAGATTATAGAATAGAAAGCCCGTTTGAAAATTTATTATTTGTTGAAGCTGTAGGAACTACAACAACTAACACGGCTATTTTAGGTTATTTCTTAAACCAAAACTACCAAAGTTACATTCCTAAACCAACTTTACTTTATTTATACGGAAACA